ATGGATATTATAAAAGTATTTGGCGATAACCTAAAAAAACATCGTAAAGCCATGGGGATATCTCAGGAAGCTTTTGCGGATAAATGTGGTATGCACAGAACTTATATCAGTGCTATTGAGTGCTATCGCAGGAGCATTTCTCTTGAAAACATACAGCGTATCGCCGATGCACTCGGAATTGAAACCTATAAATTGTTTTTGGAGGAAGATAAAAATGCAAAAAAAGAAAACAAAAATTGAGTTGTTTGAAGAATTGGCGGGAATAGATGAAAATGGTTGTAGCAGATGGGTTTCCGTCGATGAGTTTGTAGGAAAATATCAAGGTCTTCAGCTTCTAAACGGTGCCGGATGGTCAAGAGACGATGGAACTTTTGGGAAAAAGTACATTATTGAACGAGATAAATCTATTACGCCTGGAAACAAAACCGATGCAATAAGAACTGTAGGGTTCAATAATGGTGATTATTCACAACATATCAGAGCAGATATAAAAAGGCAAATCCAAAGTCAGCGTTGTGTAATATTAGGGACGTCAAATCCAGAGGTAGACCATAAAAATGGCATGAAAAATGAAGATCGTGTTATGCGAAATGAAGATCAAAAATTATCTGATTTTCAGCCATTAAGCAAAGCCGCAAATGATGCAAAACGCCAATTTTGTAAAGAATGCATTAGAACAGGCATAAGATACGATGCCAAGAATTTGGGATACCCTATGTCTTATTACAAAGGCGAAGCTCACCATAATGGAGAAGAAGATGCCTGTGTTGGCTGCTTTTGGTATGATCCATTAGAATTCAGAAAGCACTTAAAGGAAATATAATTTATCAAAGGTAAAGTGATTTTAATCACTTTACCTTTTTAAATACAAAAATATATTCGTGCTTGAATATGTAGAAATCGCTGGCTAAGGCACGATATCGCCATATGCCTTGTTTATTCGATTTACCTTTTGTTTCACCAAAGTTTTTAACTAAAATGGCTTTTAAAAGAAAACCTTTTTCCATCATCAAATTCATGCAGTAGAACCCAAGGGGAATTACTTGACTGTTAGCATATTTATCGCCAATAACAACTGCACAATATCTATTTTTCTCCAAAACACTTAACGAGTTATCGATTACTTTGCCAAAAGAATCCAAGAACTCATTAATGCTGTCACAATTAGACAAATCATTAGGATTTTCGGAAAACTTCACAATATCCCAATATGGAGGATGCATTATTACAAACTGTACTTTGTTTATGCCCTCTGATAGTAATATCTTATTCATATCACATGTTTGACTATCAGCAACCACAACCTTTGTTCTTGCAACATCATTTTTTTCAGTGTTAATTCTGTCATAAGCTTCTTTTGCAACATCATGTTGAATTTCTATTCCAATTGAATTTCTCCCCATGCGTTGTGCTTCTATTAATGATGTTCCACTTCCCATAAATGGGTCTAAAATCCAATCTCCTTTTTTGGTATATCTAGAAAATAATTGGTGTGGAATTTGTGGAACAAAATTTCCATGATAATGTCCACTATGCGCACCGCTATTATCTCTTTTGTCGATTATCCACAAAGAATCCGTTTCGATGTCCGTGTATTCTCTCCATTGAGATAAGTCTAAATCATTATATTTTCCCATTTCATTCCTCTTTTATTAAACAATGCAAATACTCAGTCGTTTCTTTTCCTGAAATATTTCTGTTTTTGTCTTTATCTGCCTTAAATCGCCTATAAGACTGAGTGAAACATCTATATATTCCGTATCTCGACATTATATTTTTTATTGCATCTACATTCATTAAGCCTTCATTATTATAGCTTAAAAAGATGTATCTAAAATTCGCATTAGCAATCAAATTTTCAAATTCACTTTCCAATGTCCTCTTAGAACAATACTTACTTTTCTGTCCATTGGGCTCTCTCAAACCGGTTTTGCCTTTCAACTCAGGATAATCATATCGTGCAATAGTTTCAAGTACGTGATAATTTGAACAATATTGTCTAGCATTATATGGTGGGTCAAGATATAAAACATCCCCGTGAATTCTCGTTATCAGTTTATTAACATCCTCATTATAAACTTCTCCTTTTGGGCCCTGAATTCTTGGCAGTAACTCTAACTTAAATTGTTTTTGAGCTGATTTTTTTATGTGTTTAAGAAAAGCTCCGTATACCGATGCTGTATTTGCGTACTTATCTATCGAATTCACAAGACCTGCTAAAAGTCCAAAATATGTTTCTTCAGATATCAAATTCTGATTAAAAAGTCTTTCGATTTCTATCCTTATACCATCACATTTTTTGCCATTGCTATCTGTAAAATAGTTTCTACCACTACCTGATCCTGCACAATAGTTTTCAAATATGAAGCCATCAACATCTTCCAATAAATCCAAACTGCTTATCAATGATTCGTCTATATTTTCTGATCCCTCAATTAAATATTTATTAATTACATAGCTATAGTATTGAATGTCGTTTGAAATGACCTTACAGCCTTCTTTTCTATAACTCGCTCCAACAACTCCGGTTCCCGCAAACAAATCTGCAAAAATATAATCATCACCTGGCTTGTAACCGGTAACATCCGATATTGTTCTATGAATAAAATCAAGAAGCGAATATTTGGATCCTATATAATTCATTGCTTTTCAACCTCGTCAATATGTTCAATAATATCGGAAACATCGCATGAAAAATGAGAACACAATCTATCTAATATTTCCATTGACACTTTCTCGTTTCTTCCCATTTTATCCATTGTGGATTTTGATATGTTGGTTTCTTCCATCAGTTGTTTTTTGGTCATTTCTTTATCAATTAACAACTTCCATAATGGCTTATATGTAAAAGACAAATCCATCACTCCTTTATATGTTGTGATTGTATCATATAAGTACTGCAAACGCAATACTTTTGTATCTATAACTAAACAAATCAGAAATAGCAACAAAAAATCGGCAGGGATTACTCCCTGCCGCTGTTGTGTTTATACCTTGTAAATTATATCCGCATTTACAATTTCTGTCGCACTATTACGAATATTATTCATCTTCTGCACCCAAAATATCGTATCGGCGTTTCAAGCTTTTTAGTTCAAGTGTAAGCTGCAATAACCCTGCCAACGACAAAAAACCCGTACTGACTTTAATCCGTCAGTACGGGTTTTAATGTTACTATGGTATTTTTGCGAGCCACAAGATATTACTTTTTACTCACAAACCACTCGATACACACGATAAAGGGTACCGAGCAGAATCTTATCAAAATCTTATCAACGGGCTCTTTGAAAGCCTTGAAACCCTTCTGTTAGTGTTCATAGGGACATTTTCTGACAGTATGTAGGTGCGGTAAAGGCGGATGGCGTTTGTCATCCGCCTTTACTGCGTTTATCCCGCTTTGTGCGGTGCTTATGCAGGGAGCAGTTCCGGCTGTGCAACCGTTACTGCTACGACCTGTGGCTGTTGCTGTTCGGCTTCGACCGCATCATCGTAATCCCATTCACCGATGTCACGGTAAATGATACGGATTTTCTGAGCCGAGTGCCGCGAGTGCTTCACGGCACGTTCTCCGACCTCGATCCGGGATATGAACAGGCGCACGATCTGAGGTGTCAGCTCGTCAATGGTCCTGTACCGTTTTGCCTTCTCGACGAACGCCTCCACATTGGCGGCCGACGCCTTCAGCTTTTCCAGCCGTTCTTCCTTCTGCGGGATCGCCTCGTCCAACTCCCTCTGCTCGGCGTTGTAGTCGGCAGAGAGAAGACGGAACTGCTCGTTGGTTACGCGGCCGAGCACATTGTCCTCGTACAGCCGCTTGAACAGGGCGGTCAGCTCGTTCCTGCGCCTGCGCATGGTGTCAAGCTCCTTTTGCAGCATGTTGATCTCCTGCCGAAGCTGCGCCGTGTTTTTGCGGTTGATGTACTCCGCAAACTTCCGCTCCTTTTGGCGGGCGAAGTGTGTCACCCGCCGCAGATCGTCCAGTACGACGGCGTACAGCTCCTCCTCCCGGATGTGGTGGGGCGTGCATTCGCTCCTGCCGCGCTTGCCGTAGGTGTAGCACTTGAAATTGTAGTCGGACTTTTTCATACTGCTTGCCCGGTGCAGCACCATCGACCGTTTGCAGTCGGCACAGTAGGCAAGTCCCGAAAAGAGATTCGGCTCGTCCATGTGCTTCGGCGTACGCTTTTTGTGAGTGCGCACCTCCTGCACGATATCCCATTGCTCTTTCCTGATCAGCGCGAGGTGCGTGTTCTCCACAACGGCGCATTCGCTTTCGGGGCGGTGCACCGTCGTTTTGTTCTTGTAGGATATCGTTGTGGTGCGCAGTCCCACGGTGTGCCCGAGATAGACCTTGTTGTCAAGGATTCCCGTGACGGTGCTGCTGCTCCACGCATAGGGGCGGGTGAGATCCAGCTTGGCATGGCTCTTTTCGTGATTTCGGTAATAATAATTGCTTGGCGTCAGCACCTTTTCCTCTCGAAGAATCCGGGCGATCTGATTGGGACCTTTGCCGGAGGCGCACAGAGAGAAGATTCTTTGTACCACCGCCGCGGCTTCGTCGTCGGGGACGAGCTCCTTGCTCTCTCTGTCCGCCTTTTTGTAGCCGTAGGGAGGCCGTCCGCCGAGCCGCTCTCCCCGTTCTGCCTGCAGCTTCTTCACCGCACGAACCTTCTTGCTGGAATCCTTTGCGTGAAGCTCGTTTGCCCAGTTGCGTATCGGACTGAAATCGTTGCTCCCCTCGACCAGCGAATCGACACCGTCGTTGACCGCTATGAACCGCACGCCCATGTTCGGAAAGAACAGCTCACTATTTTGGACAAGGGCACAAAAAGGATTGTGTACGATGGGGATAGCCCATCAAATTTTCCATTCGATTTCTACCTTTTCATTCGTTGCCCGGATAACGGTTATCAATGCGTCCACCACCTGCCGCTTGTCCTCAAAGCTGACATTCGCCCAATCGTCCAAATAGCCGGAAATGCTTTCTATCTTTTCGGCTGGAACAGCGTCCGCAGACAATTTCGCAATCTCGTTGGAAATGGTCTGCCGCTTTGCGTCCAATTCCTCAATCCGGCTGTTTGCGTAAGAGAGCAGCACCGGGCTTGCGCCTGTCAGTGTGTCCAGCAGCTTTTCAATCTCGCTTTCCACCTGCGCCAGTTCCAGCCTTTTTGCGGTCAGCTTCGGGGAGATTTTCGCAGCCTTTTTCCTGCCCGTCAGCGTCTTAAAGTCTTTCAGCTTCTTCACCATCGCCCCATATACAACGGCTTCCAGTTCGTGCAGCTTCACACAGCCGCAGCCGGGGCAAGCCCCGCTGTCCGCATGAACGGTGCAGCGCATATAGAGAATACCGTTTGAGTGCGCCGACATGAGCGCATAGCCGCATTTCCCGCACTTGATTTTTCCCGCCATCCATGTATTCCGGGCTTTTCTCGCTGGCTGGTAGGTGTGGCTGGCAAGTATCTTCTTGCGGCATTTCAGCCACAAATCCGAGGGGATAAACCCCTCATGTGGAGCAAGTACCAGCGTCTGCCCTTGCAGGTATTTGTGCTTGTCCGTTGTATTGCCCTTGCCCTGATAGTAGTAGCAGCCGTTTGTACCCGCAAAGTCGGCAGCGTCATTGTAAATCTCCGTCCCTTGGCTTTTGTAAAACTCGTAGATGTCGAGGTCAGCCATCACATAAATCGGGTTGCGGAGAATGATACTCAAAGTAGCCCTTGACAACGGCCTGCCATGATAGGTACGCATACCGTCAGCCGTCAGCTTTTTTGTAATATCATGCAGGGACACCTGCGGGTCAGCGTACATTTCATACATCTGCCGGACAAACGCCGCTTCTGTCGGCTCAACTACCAGCTTCTTTGTGCGTACCCCGTCCATGACATACGGCTCTGTCCGAAACCCGTAGGGCGTTTTACCGCCCATCTTGAAACCTCGCTGACAGCGGGAGTGCCATGCGTCCTGTACCCGCTTCTGTATCGTTTCCCTCTCAAGCTGGGCGAACACGATACAGATATTCAGCATAGCCCGCCCCATCGGGGTGGAGGTATCAAACTTTTCCGTAGAGGACACAAACTCCACTTCGTACTTTTGGAAAAAGTCCATCATCTTCGCAAAGTCCAGAATGGAACGGCTGATACGGTCAAGTTTGTAAACAACCACTTTCCGCACAAGCCCGTTTTCAATGTCCTGCATAAGCTGTTGAAACTGGGGACGCTCGGTATTTTTCCCGGAATAGCCCTTGTCTTTGTACTCTTTACAGCTACCGCCTTTCAATTCGTATTTGCAAAACTCAATCTGGCTTTCAATGGAAATGCTGTCCTTTTTGTCCACCGATTGTCTTGCATAGATCGCGTCTATTCTATTATCCATTTGTCGCTCCTTTTCTTAAACAACGCCCAAAGGCTTATGTTAAAAGAAACGGAGCTGCTGACAGCTTTATTATACCGCCAGCAGCCCCGTAAATCAACGGTGGCTTTGGGAAACCTTATGCCCCGGCTTCCTCACTCTGCCGCTTGTTGGCATACTTGCGGAACACCTCATAAAGCTGCTGTTCCAGTTCCCGGCGTTTTGCCGCTTCCTGCTCCGGCGTGAACACTGGGGAGAGGTTTTCCAGCGTGATTTCCCTGCCTTGAAAAGTCACGACTTCTGTTTCCTTTTTATATCTGATATTGCTTATAAAATCACCTTTCCTTTCTCTGATACGGCTGCCGTTTCAGCTCTGCCAGCACTTCCGGCGGGATACGGTCAACCAGTTTTTGAATGTTCTTCAGTTCGCTTTCCAGCTTCGCCCGTTCCATGCGGTCTTTCATCTTACCGCTTTCACTGGCTTTGGCTCGTGCTTCCAGCTTTTCATTTTCTTCCAAAAGGTCTTTTATCGTGACCTTGTATTTCTTTAGCTGCTCGGAGAAGTTCTCCATCTGCGGAAACCATCTTTTCAGCATGGCGAGGACTTCCTCTTTCTTCTTTCCGGCGTTGATTGGATTGATACCGTCCAGCGTGGATTCAATGGCTCTTGCCTGTTTGGAGAGGTTGACCGCCTGCTTGAACAGCCGGGTGGGGATATGCTTCCTGCCTGTCTTGCTGGCGCTTTCTCCACGCTCCAAGTCCGGATATTTCTCCACCATATAGGTGTGAAAATCGTCCTGCCACTTTGTGAGGTTGGCTCTGTTCCCGATAATCTCTTTGGCGCACAGGCGGTTGTCCTGCGTCAGCGGAACAAAGGTCAAATGCAGATGGGGCGTTTTCTCGTCCATGTGTACCACCGCCGACACGATATTCTCTTTGCCCACCCGGTCAATGAGGAAATCAGCCGCCCGCTGGAAAAATGCCTGTATCTCCTTTGGGGGCTTGCCCTTGAAAAACTCCGGGCTGGCGGTTATCAGCGTGTCTACAAACCGGGTGCTGTCCTTTCTCGTCCTGCACCCCGCCTGTTCAATACGGCTTTGAATAAAGTGGTAGTACCTGCCCTCCGGCTTGACGATGTGAAAATTGTACTTACTCTTTGCCGTATCAATATCCGGGTTGCTGGCGTACTGCTCTTTCTGCCTTTCGTGATGGGCTTCCAGCGGTCTTGCCGGGTTGCCCTTGTGCTTTTCAAATCGCAAAATTGCGTGTTGTGCCATAAACTCCTTTCCCCGTTCCTTTCCCTTCCGTCGGCTTTTCTCTGAAAAGCCTGTTTTCACACAGGAAAATCCCGCAAAAAATATCTCAGATCGGATAGGAATGGATAAGATATAAATAAAATCGTTTTAATCTCTGTATTTCTATATACCGTCCGGTTTTCGTACTCCAAGAGAATTGATTATCGTACTCCATGAGTGCGGTTTTCAGTCCTCCGGCGTTCCATAACCGGATTTCAAGAAGTTGGTGTTTGAAACCGCTTCATAGGATTTTGGGTAGATACGGTTGGGTTTTCCACAGCCCTGCTTCCGGATCTCCACAAGCCCCGCATACTGCAATTCCCGCAGGGTGTTTACCGCCTTTTGCCGTCCGCAGTGGAGCAGTCCCACCACCTCGTTGATGGGATAGTACAGGTAAATCCTGCCGTACTCGTCAGCCCAGCCGTTCTTGCGGGATAACTCTGTCCGGCGCAGGATAAAGGCGTACAGCAGCTTTGCTTCATTGGACAGGGGCTTGAATGTGGGGGCTTCAAAGAGGAAGTTGGGCAGTCGGGTAAAGCTGACTGCTTTTTCCTGTTGATGGATATAGATTGTGCTTGTCATATCGTATTTTGTGGACAGTTAGGAGGGCATTTCCGGGGGTAGACGATATTTTATACTGCTACCCCCGGTCTTGCACCCGGAAAGCCTTATCAATCAAGGCTCTTTTCCTGCCTATTTGTCCACGCTCGACCTCCTTTTCCGTTCACTTTCTGCTTTTTGCCGCCTGTGAACGCTGGCGGCGCAGCCGGGACAATATTTCCCCCGGTTGGATTTTGGGACAAAGGGCTTGCCGCAGACGGCGCACCGCTTCACGCTGTCCCCGCTGAAAATCTCCGCTTCCAGCGGCTTATCCTGCGGCAAGACCGCCCGGCGAAACCACTTGCAGCAGACGGAATAGGAAATGCTCTGGGTGCAGGTGTGGGCATCCCCATCGTCCTGCTCCAAACAGTTGCCGTTGTCATAGCTGCAACATTCCCGGCGGATAAGGGCGTTTGCCCGTTTCCGCTGCGCCGAGGTCATGCGGTAGAGAGTGCCGTCCGGCTTGCGCTCGATGGGCGGCAGTCGTTTATATGGGTTCTCTCTCATGTGTTCCCTCCATTTTTCCTTAGCCGTTCTTCCCGAAAAGGCTTCCTGCCCCATTCCTGCGGCGTGTTCCAACATTGGCACGCTCCCCGGACTTCGGGACATTTTGTCCCGAAGTGGCTCGTTGCGGTGCTTCTCCTGCTGGGGTATTTCTTTTCGGACGGTCATTCATTTTTCAAGGTGCAGCTCATCGATGAACTACCCTAAGTCTACACCTAAAAGACCGCCCGTCCCGTATATCCATAAGGTCGGAAATCAGCCCGAAAAACTCTCTATTTCCACGCTCTCGGAATTGTGGTAAAATAAAAGTACTTGGATGGCAATTAAAGTTTGAAAGGAGTGGCGATATGATTTCAACGAAAAATTTGTCTGGATTCCCTGATGTAAATCGCCTAAAGTCTTTCTGTAAAGGGCTTGCAGCTTTGGACATTATCATGTTAGAGAAGGAATGGAGTTTTATCCGTCACTATACCTACAACCCCGCATGGCGGAAAGGCAAGGAGGCATTCTTTGCCACCGATGGCAGTGACCAGAGCATGATTGTCATGTTTGCCCCTGAAGGCTGTGTAATCAACGGTGTGGATTCCGAACTCTATGACTGGGAAGAAAAACTCCCTCGGATAGAGGATTTGACAACTGGGATGCCTTCCACTTTGCAAAAGCTCATGAATAGCAGAGAAGTCAAAAAGATGAAAAGTACTTTTTGCGTCTGGACGGAAGATGGCGTTGTTTGGCACTGTAATCCTATGGCTGGTGAGGACGCTTCCAAGGATTTACTCTCTATGATTGATGGTAATCCGCAGACCTATGTGGAATACGGGAAGTGGTTTTATCCCGCCGACCTGCCTTTGGAAGTTGTGCGCCAGCTTGCAGATGGGGTGCCGATGACAAAAGAGATGATTGTTGCATTAAACCCCAAGCGTAGTGAATGGGATGAGATTAAGACAGAATTAGATGAAATCGGGTATCTGAACAAACTTTGATATAACAGGCAACATAAACAGACAAGGAGGGAGAGCATGGAACTATCCATACAAGAACGATTGAAAGACCTGCGTGTGGAGCGTGGGCTGACGCTGGAGCAGCTTGAAGAACAGGTAAATCTCTCCAAGTCTGCACTGGGCAGTTATGAAGCAAAGGACTTCAAGGACATTAGCCACTATGCTATTATCAAGCTGGCGAAGTTTTACGGCGTGACCGCTGATTATCTGCTGGGATTGACCGAAACAAGAAATCACCCAAACGCCGATCTTGCAGAACTGCGTTTGAGTGATGATATGATTGAACTATTGAAAAGCGGGCGGGTGGATAATTCCCTCTTGTGTGAACTGGCAGCGCACCCGGATTTCCCCCGGCTCATGGCTGACCTTGAAGTCTATGTGAACGGAACGTCAGTTAAGCAGGTACAGAGCGCAAACGCCATTGTGGATATTATGAGCGCAACGATTATGAAGCAGCACAACCCCGGCTTGACCGACCCGCAGTTAAGACAGCTTATCGCCGCCCATATTGACGAGGACAGTTTTTGCCGCTATGTGATACAGCGGGATATAAACGGCATAGCCCTTGACCTGCGGGAAGCACATAAGGGCGATTTTTTCAGCGTCCCGGAGGACAACCCGCTGGAAGATTTTTTGCAGACCGCCGAGGAAACCGCCAGAGAGGACAGCGACCCGGAACAAGCGTCTTTGGCGTTTATCTGCAAACGGCTCAAACTGAAATTGAGCAAACTGACAGAGGAAGAACGGAAGTGTCTGAAACAGATTGCGGGGAAGTCGGACTTGCTGAAAAATCCAAACCCTCAGCGGGGGAGGAAGTAAGCGTGCGGCAAATTGGAACTTCCTTTTGTGCGTCTTAGGCAATTAAGGTGGACAGGAGATTATTTATATAATGGGCAGTTGAACAAATAGAAAGTTGTAGAGGCAAGATTCTTTTGGGAGATATGAAATGGATATTGATTTAGAATTTATGAAAATCAAAAAACGCATTGATGATTTTACTGAATTTGAATATGAAAATATTGCAGAAGCGGAAGTGTTCACAAATAATTTTGAGTTATTACTTCTTGAATTAAGAAATTTGATTGAAAAGGCTTTAAGAGCACAAAATGAAGCACTTTCCATAAAAGCATTAACGCTACTTGCAGAAAACACAGGTTGTGCGGATGATATGAGAATTGCAACACATTTTATAACTTGTATGCAAGATGAAAATCTTTTGTCAAAAAAAGCATATGAAGCATTTTATCAAAATTTAAATATTGGACGGTGGGAATAGTTTTCCATGAGTCACGCAACAGGTTATGAGCATTTGGTGTAGTACGCCTTGTGGGTATAATGCGCACCGACTTCCCATTTATCGGTGAGATAGCAAAGCCAGCCGAGCCAGTCAACGGTCAAGATGAACGGCGCATAAATGCGCCGCCGTTGACAGCCTCGCCCGTCTTTGCTGATGGGTAATCAAGGCGGGAAAGCCCTAAAATGGCTTCCCGCCCATTTCAATTTTGAGAAGAAACCTTGTCTGCTTTTTCGTGAGTGTGGCTATCCGTCTGGGACATTTTGTCCCATAGTTTGGCGTTGTACGAGGGACGGGGGTTTTCATATGCGCCCTGTCTGCTGATGAAATCAGCCCTTTGTTTCCGGCTTGCCAGCCCCAAACAAAGCCCTGTTTTCCTGCCGCTTCAAATGCCCTTGCCCTCCCGGTTGGCAACGGCATTTTCACAGCAACGCCGACAGAGCGTATAACACACTACACTTTGCAAGCAAAGTCGTGTGCCAAGGGGCAAGCCCCTTTGGAAACCCCGGACAACAAAACAGGCTGAATATCCCGCACTTTCCCGGTGCTTGATACTCAGCCTTTATTTGTTGTCAGCAGCCCGTTCCTCGGTCTGCCTTTTTGTGTCCTTGTCCATAGTGTTTCAAGGTAATAGCCCACCTGCAGATACTCTCTGCCGAGGCGGCTGAGATCCTTGACGATCAGTGTTTCCACCTCACCGAGCTTGATCATATCTTCGATCTGTTTCCACGAGGGACGCTCGAAAGATGAAGTTAGATAACGATACTTTTGAAAACACAGTAAAATCAAGGTTTTTTCGTATGACGGACAAGCAGGTATTATACTAAAACTGAACACAGACCGTAAAATGCGGCGTTTCTCACTTCCAAAATCGGAAGAACAGGAACGCCGCTTTTTTTATGCCCTTATGTTACGGAGTAGGGGCGAAAAAAGGCTTGTATTTCAAGGCTTTGCAGACACAGGTTTTAAGGGGGCAAGGGGTTTATACCTTTTCCCTCAAAATCAGCCTTTAACTGCGTAACAGAAACCACAGCAAAGGAGTGAAAAAACTATGGCAGTTTTCCGAGTGGAGCGCAACACGGGATATACCGTAATGAGCAACCACCACCTACGCAACAAGGAACTTTCCTTAAAGGCAAAGGGGCTGTTATCTCAAATGCTGTCCTTGCCGGAGGATTGGGATTATACCCTTGCGGGGCTGTCCTACATCAACCGGGAAAAGATAGACGCTATCCGGGAAGCGATAAAGGAGCTTGAAAAAGCCGGATATATCAAACGTTCAAGGGAGCGCGACGAAAAAGGACGCCTGCGCGGTGCCGACTATGTAATCTATGAGCAGCCGCAGCCTGACGAGGAACAGGAAGCCACGCCGCCTATATCGGATTTACCTACATTGGAAAATCCAACATTGGATAATCCAACGTTGGAAAAACCTATGTTGGAAAAACCTACGTTGGAAAATCCAACGCAATTAAATAAAGATATATTAAAGACTAACTTACCAAAAAAAGAAAAATCAAATACGGATTTATCAATTACCCATTCCATTCCTATCCATTCCCCAAACCCCTTGCCTTTTGGCGGGGACGCAGCAAGAGCCAACGGCAACGCAAGCGCAGCCGAGGAAAGGAAGCGAAAGGAAAGGAACGACGCATACAGAGTGTATGAGGAAATCATCAAGGACAATATCGACTATGATATTCTGCTTCAGGACAAACGCATTGACAAAGACCGCTTGAATGAAATCGTTGACCTCATTCTTGAAACCGTCTGTACCGCAAGGAAGCAGATACGAATTGCCGGGGACGATTACCCCGCCGAGCTTGTCAAGGCAAAGTTTATGAAGCTGAACAGCAGCCATATTGAATTTGTGCTTGACTGTATGCAGGAGAACACAACGAAAATCCGTAACATCAAGCAGTATTTGAAGGCGGTGCTTTTCAATGCCCCGTCTACCATTGACAGCTACTATACCGCCCTTGTCGCTCACGATATGGCAAGCGGCAAGTTATACGGCAATCAGAAATCAGGCATACCCGACTACTCTTGCAGCGAGTATGAAACCCTATAACCCATTCACAAAGAACAGGAGGACAAAAAACTATGACACAGAAAACAGGAGCTTTGGTATTTAACGAACATACCGACCGTTACGACATTCGTTTTGATGTAGCCGACTATTACGGCGGCCTGCATTGTGGGGAGTGCTTGGAGGTATTCACAGGCGGCAAATGGAAACCGACCCGCATTGAGTACGGGGATAATTGGTATCTTGTGGGTATTCGCGCCGAGGACTTGAACGGCTTGCGCGTTCGTATTTGACGGGTGCTGCCCCAAACAACACTACCGGGAAAGGAGGACGGTAAACAATGCAGGACGAAATCAACGAAAAAGTGGTTGCGCTCTCTATCAAGGGCGGCAAGCTGACCGCCGCCACGCTTCAAAAAGCTGTCAAGGCTATGCTTGCACAGATGAAGAAACAGCACGAAAAACAGCCACAGGGCAAGCAGACCCTAAAACAGCTTGCGAAACAGAACGCCGGATTATCCAACATTGAGATTACCGAGGGCAATATCAAGGCTTTTGAACATACGGCGAAAAAATACGGCATTGACTTTGCCTTAAAAAAGGACGCCACCGAGCAGCCGCCCCGTTACCTTGTCTTTTTCAAAGGGCGGGACGCCGACGCGCTGACCGCAGCTTTCAGGGAATTTTCCGCAAAGAAGCTGACACAGGAACAAAAGCCCTCTATCCGCAAAGTTTTAGTTGCGTTCAAAGAAAAAGCAAAGGAACTTAACGCTAACCGTCAACAGACAAAACACAAAGGCAGGGGGATTGACAGATGAAGCCCGAAATCAAAAAAATGCTTATCCTGAACGCCCCGTATCTTATCTTTGTGTATGCCTTTGATAAAATCGGGCAGGCGTTCAGACTTGCGCCGGGGGCTGACCTCACGGGCAAGCTCTTATCTATCGGGGACGGATTTTCAGCCGCCTTTTCAAATGCACTGCCGAGCTTTGACCCTATGGACTTGTTGATTGGTATTGCAGGCGCGGCAATCATAAGACTTGCGGTGTATATGAAAGGCAAGAACGCAAAGAAATACCGCAAGGGCATTGAGTACGGCTCTGCCCGTTGGGGAAATGCCGAGGACATAAAGCCGTATATCGACCCCGTATTTGAAAACAACGTGCTTTTGACCCAGACCGAAAGGCTGATGATGTCAAGCCGCCCGAAGCACCCGAAATATGCACGAAATAAAAATGTGCTTGTAATCGGAGGAAGCGGAAGCGGCAAGACAAGGTTTTTCGTCAAGCCTAACCTTATGCAAATGCACTCAAGCTATGTTGTAACCGACCCGAAAGGCACCGTCTTAATCGAGTGCGGGAAACTCTTGCAGCGCGGCGGGTACAAAATCAAAGTGCTAAACACAATCAATTTCAAAAAGTCAATGCGGTACAATCCCTTTGCCTATATCCGCAGCGAAAAGGACATTTTGAAACTTGTAAATACCATAATCGCAAACACCAAAGGCGACGGAGAAAAAAGCGGCGAGGATTTTTGGGTAAAGTCCGAACGGCTTTTTTACTGCGCCCTTATCGGCTATATCCATTACGAAGCCCCGGAGAATGAAAAGAACTTTACGACCCTGCTTGAAATGATAAACGCAAGCGAAGCCCGCGAGGACGACCCGGAATTTCAATCCCCCGTTGACCTTATGTTTGAACGGCTGGAGGAAAAAGACCCGGAACATTTTGCGGTGCGTCAATACAAAAAGTTTTTGCTATCGGCAGGAAAAACAAGAAGCTCTATCCTCATTTCCTGCGGCGCCCGTCTTGCCCCTTTTGACATTCGGGAACTGCGGGAGCTTATGGAAACAGACGAAATGGAGCTTGACACATTGGGCGACCGAAAGACCGCACTTTTCGTTATCATCTCCGATACGGACGACACCTTTAACTTTGTTGTGAGTATTCTTTACACACAGCTTTTCAATCTGCTTTGCGACAAGGCAGATGATGTGTACGGCGGCAGGCTGCCCGTTCACGTTCGCTGCCTGCTTGATGAATTTGCGAATATCGGGCAGATACCGAAATTTGAAAAACTGATTGCCACCATACGAAGCCGTGAAATATCGGCTTCTATTATTTTGCAATCACAATCACAGCTTAAAGCCATTTACAAGGATAACGCCGATACGATTGTCGGCAACTGCGACACGACCTTGTTTTTGGGCGGCAAGGAAAAAACCACCCTCAAAGAAATATCGGAAATCTTGGGAAAGGAAACCATAGACAGCTTCAACACTTCCGAGAACAGAGGGCGGGAGCTTTCCCACGGGCTGAACTATCAGAAGTTAGGCAAGGAGCTTATGAGCCAAGATGAAATTGCCGTTATGGACGGCGGCAAATGTATCTTGCAGTTACGAGGGGTACGCCCCTTTTTCTCCGAGAAATACGATATTACCAAACACCCCAACTACAAATACCTGTCGGACTATGACAAAAAGAATACGTTTGATATGGAAAAGCATTTAAGACGCCGCCCCGCAATCGTCAAGCCCGACGAAGTATTTGACTATTACGAAGTAGACGCCGCCGAACTTGAATAGGCGGCGCGGAAAGGAGGCTTTTATCAGGAACAGAAAACCCCGCTTTTATTGGGTGCGCGCCCCTACTGATGAAGCGCATAACCCCGAACAATCCACACCGACGGGACACGGTGCGGAGGCTGCCGCCGTATTTCTACGGCGGTTTTTTTGTACCCAAAACCAAACAACAATTATTTTGACAGCCGCAAAGCGGCAGAAAGTGAGGAAAATATATGGCATTTTTTAATTCAGCAGTAGGCGTATTACAGACACTCGTTATCGCTCTTGGTGCAGGCTTGGGCATCTGGGGAGTAATCAATCTTATGGAGGGTTACGGAAATGATAACCCCGGCGCAAATGCTCATGTGCGGTAAAGTAACACACAAGAATTTGATAGACAGCCTTCACTATTCAGAAAAATTAACCAAAAAAAAGCAAAATTGAATTTGATAATTGATATAATAGCTAAAATATGGTACTATAAAACAAAAGGAGATGATGCCAATGGTTTGATGAAACACACAACAAAATATAACTTTTTAAGCAAAGGAGGAAGTCCATAATGAGAAAAATCAAAACAATATTAGGGATAGTTTTTTCTTTAGCTATTGTAACAACAATGAACACTACTGTTTTTGCAGCTAACGATTCAGGAATACCAGAACGTAGAGGAGTATATATACGAGAATGTGTAGGTTATGAGCCTAATTATACGAATATTGATTATACTCATAAATTATTAGGTTCTGTTTCAGGCGATAATACTCAAGGCTCAAGTCCTATGCAAATTACATATCAATATGAACAAAGCGGAACAACCACCGCATCTATTGCGGGTTATGCCAATGGCACAACAGAAGCAAATGTTGTTTTTGCAAAAATGCAGGCGGAAGTAGGAGTTGAAGTTACCGGTTCACGTAGTTGGACAAAAGGAACATCAGCGGGTGTCTCATATAGTATTGCACCGGGGAAATTTGAAGTGTTAAATGTTTATATTCCTGCTGTTAGAACAGCTGGTCGTTTAAAATACAAGGTTTATATGGACGGCTATCCTGAAAATGTTTTTTATGAATATAAAACATTAACAGAATCTTATGCACCACAAAAAAATTCTGTCCATTATAAAGTAACAACTTCTAGCTACTCAGCCATAAAAGTTCCAAAGGGAATGACGGTATACACGCCAACAGGAGTATATAAAGCACAATGAAAAACAAATTGTTTATATTACTATTAGCTTTTGTACTTTTGTTGAGTGCTTGTTCTAATAATTCTCCACCTGATGACAACACAAAAGAAGTACTGCCAGAGCTTGAAAGTGCCGGTTCTATTGAAAGCCGGGGCGAGAAATTTATTGAAAATTTTCCACAAGACTATCCTTCATTTGAATTATTAGAATATGTTTTTGGTTCCGCTGAAAATGCCCCAATACAACTGGTTGCGATAGCCCGAAATAAAGAAACTGGTTCATCAGCTACATTATTTGTGCTTGATGAAAATGGGGTAGGTCAGGTAGTTCTTGCAAGTGGTTATTCAGCGACATATTGCAAAGAAGATGGATTACAACTTGATAAAAACGTAATTTCTATTTCTTTGAATTTGGAAATCTCTAGTACAAATTCTGAAATTCACGACTTTAATATTACAGTAACACAGGAGGAAAATCAAGGTAAAGTCAATACAGTGTATTCTTCACAAGAAAACATCAGATCGAAAGTAGCAAATCCAGCCGAGCCAGTCAACGGCAAGTAAATGGGCTTCGCCCACCGTTGACAGCCCCGCCTGTCTTTGCAAATGTGTAGCCAAGAGGACGATAGCCCAAAGTGCTACCGCCCTCTTTTATTTTACAACTGAATAACCGCTGCCCCATAGCGGCACATGAAGCAGTAAGTCTGAAAAAGATTTGCTGCTTTTTTTGCGCCCATTTTTGGCAAATCGAGAAAGTATCGGTACTGATAAGTGAGCAGGGGGAAATTCCCGTTTTCTATCAAGCAGCGGGCAAAACACAGCTTCTGAAACGCCTTATTGTTGGGAAAGACCAAGCCGCCGGAAAAGTCTTTGCCAGAAAGAGAGGGAGAACGCCAGCCCGCAGCCTTTTATGAAAAAACTGGTTGCGATTTCCCGAAAAAGTGGCAGTAGGAAGTGAGCGGCAGACCGGCAGTTTCTTAGAGCAAGATTCTACCGCAGTACCAAATTTCGCTTATCGCTCATTTTGTCCTTGCGGGAATCTTGTTGGGGAGTGCCTTCCCCAAACCCTGCTATGGCGGCTAAAGCCGCTTGAAAAATTCCCGCAAATTCTTTTCGGATTATTTCAAAAACAGTTCCGCTACACACCCCGTTTTTCTCCTATTAGTGAGAGGACACCACGCACAGAAAGGAGGTCAACCACCTATGAAACGATATAACACGCCCCACCGCAGCAGGGTAGTCAAGACCCGGCTGACCGATGAAGAATACGCCGATTTTACCGCCCGGCTTGCCCCTTATGGTATGAGCCAGTCCGAATTTATCCGGCAAGCCATTACACGGGCAACCATACGCCCCATTGTTACCGTTTCCCCGGTCAATGATGAATTGCTTGCCGCTGTCGGGAAGCTGACCGCCGAATACGGCAGGATCGGCGGCAACCTCAATCAGATTGCCCGGTATCTGAACGAATACGGTGTGCCGTACAACGCCCTGTCCGGCGAAGTCCGAGTCGCCATTTCCGACCTTGCAGCCTTGAAGTTTGAAGTCTTGCAGAAAGTAGGTGAAGCCGTTGGCAACATTCAAACATATCAGCTCTAAAAATGCCGACTACGGGGCAGCCGAGCAGTACCTTACCTTTGAGCATGACGAGTTTACCATGAAGCCTACCCTTGATGAAAACGGGCGGCTTGTCCCCCGTGAGGACTATCGCCTTGCCACGCTGAACTGCGGCGATGAAGATTTTGCCGTAGCCTGTATGCGCTCCAATCTCCGCTATGGCAAAAACCAAAAACGGGAAGATGTGAAGTCCCACCACTATATCATCAGCTTCGACCCACGGGACGGAACGGACAACGGCTTGACCGTTGATAAGGCACAATCGCTGGGCGAGGAATTTTGCAAAGAGCATTTCCCCGGACACCAAGCCATTGTCTGCACCCACCCGGACGGACACAATCACTCTGGCAACATTCATGTGCATATCGTCATAAACAGCTTGCGGATTGAAGCTGTCCCGCTTCTGCCCTACATGGACAGACCAGCGGACACGAAATGCGGCATGAAGCACCGCTGCACAGACGCAGCTATGGAATATTTCAAGTCCGAAGTCATGGAGATGTGCCACCGGGAAAATCTGTATCAGATTGACCTCTTGCATGGCAGTAAGAACCGAGTGACCGAGCGTGAATACTGGGCGCAGAAGAAAGGGCAGCTTGCCCTTGATAAAGCCAATGCCCCGATGATAGCGGACGGTATCACGCCCCGGCAAACCAAGTTTGAAACCGACAAGGCGAAGCTGCGGCAGACCATACGCAACACCCTTGACCGGGCAAGCACCTTTGACGAATTTTCAGCTTTGCTTTTGCAGTCGGGAATCTCCGTCAAGGAGAGCCGGGGGCGGCTGTCCTATCTCACGCCGGACAGAACCAAGCCCATTACCGCCCGGAAGCTGGGGGATGATTTTGACCGTACCGCCGTCCTTGCCCTTTTGGAGCAGAACGCCCACAGAGCCGCCGAACAGACCACACCCATACCCGAATACCCCGGTAGCATGACGGGGCATTTGCAGAGGGAAAAATCCGCCAAAATCGCCCCGAAACAGGACGGTTTACAGCGCATGGTTGACCGGGAAACGAAACGAGCCGAGGGCAAGGGCGTAGGCTATGACCGCTGGGCTTCCCTGCACAATCTCAAACAGATGGCGGCTACCCACAACTTTCTCATGGAGAACGGATTGCTTGAACTTGACAAGCTGGACGCAGCCGTGGAGAGCAGCCGGAAAGCCCTTTCCGAAGCAAGGGAAAGTCTGCGGGGCATTGAGCAGACCATAGCCGACAAGAAAAATCTGCGAAAGGTTGTCAGCGATTACCGCCGAACCCGCCCGACTATTGAGGAACACAAGAAGCTGAAAGGCAAAAAGACAGAAACCTACTACCGGGCAAATGAAGCAGATTTCATCATCTATGAAGCCACCCTGCGCCAGCTAAAGGTGCTTGCACCGGGAAAGAAGCTGCCTGCCATTTCCAAGCTGAATACGGAGATTGAAGCCCTCATTTCCGAGAAAAACGCAGCTTACAACACCTACCGCACCGCCAAAGCCGAGCATGAGCAGCTTGCCACCGCCAAGCGGAACACCGAGCAGATACTACACGGCACACCGAGCCGTCAGAAAAAGCACGAACAGGAGCGTTAAAAACCGACCCGAAATGATACCGAAACCATACAAAAGGCTGGGGGTATAGCTTACCCTACCCGCAACACACCCACCCTTGCAAACGGGGCTTACAGGGCAGATTTTTCCCGAAAATGACACCGGGAACATACAGATTTTGCCCCTGTCCCCTCATACCCGACCAAACCGAAGAAAGGAGCGTTTTTTCATGCCGAGAATGAGCAAGAAGCGGCGGCTGGAATGGGCGTTCTTCCTCAATGAGCGAAACCGCATTACTTTCAATGCCCTTTGCCGGGGCTGTACCCATGACTGCAAGCAGAGTTTTAGGGCTATCGTGGTACTCTGCCCCCGGTATTACTCAAAGAGATGGAAAGCCCGCCCCGCAGATAAGGAGAACCAAGATTATGTCAGATAACCGCAAATATTATTACCTCAAACTGAAAGAAAGCTATTTTGACGATGACGCTATCGTGCTGCTGGAAAGTATGCAGGACGGTATGCTGTATTCCAATATCCTCTTGAAGCTGTACTTAAAATCGCTGAAATACGGCGGCACTTTGCAGCTTGACGAGAATATCCCCTACACCGCCCAAATGATAGCCACCATTACCCGCCAGCAGGTCGGCACAGTTGAACGGGCTTTGCAAATCTTTATGAAGCTGGGGCTTGTCGAACCGCTGGACAACGGGGCTTTGTATATGAGCAATATCGAGCTTTTCATCGGTCAGTCCTCTACCGAGGGGGAGCGCAAGCGCAGGGCAAGAATGAAGATTTCAGAGCAAAAACGGCTTAGTGGACAAGTGTCCGAAGCAAAAGCGGACATTTGTCCACCAGAGATAGAGATAAAGAAAGAGATAGATATAGAGATAGAAAAAGAGAGAGAGTCAGAACCAGGACGAGCCGCTCCCGCTGCTTACGGCAGATACAAAAATGTGATTTTGACAGATACGGAGCTTTCCGAACTGCAAGCAGAACTGCCCGACAAGTGGGAGTATTACATTGACCGGCTATCCGGCTATATCGCTTCCACTGGGAGGAAATACAAGAACCATGCAGCCACTATCCGCAGATGGGTGGCTGACGATACCGCTAAAGCTGCCCCGAAAAGGGGCATACCCGATTACAGCTACAAGGAGGGAGAAAGTCTATGAAACCAGCTTTTGAAGATATGAATTTACAGATACCAGCAGTCACCGCCGAGCCGGAGGACTACACAGGTGAGGACGGTCTGCTCTACTGCGGCAAGTGCCGGACACCGAAAGAAGCCTATTTCCCGGCTGATAAGGCTACCCTGTTTGGGCGTGACCGACATCCGGCTGAATGTGACTGCCAGCGGGCGCAGCGCATGGAGCGTGAAGCCGCCGAACAGCAGCGAAAGCACCGGGACAAGGTGGAAGAACTGAAACGCCGGGGCTTTACCGACCCGGCTATGCGGGAATGGACTTTTGCCAATGACAACGGCAGAAACCCGCAGATGAAAACCGCCCATTTCTATGTGGAACATTGGGAGGACATGAAAGCCGGGAACATCGGCTATCTGCTTTGGGGCAGCGTCGGCACAGGCAAAAGCTACCTTGCCGGATGTATCGCAAACGCCCTCATGGAGAAAGAAATCTCCGTCCGCATGACGAACTTTGCCCTTATTCTTAATGACCTTGCAGCCACTTTTGAGGGCAAGAACGAATATATTTCCAACCTCTGCCGCTATCCGCTGCTTATCCTTGATGATTTTGGAATGGAGCGTGGCACAGAGTATGGCTTAGAGCAGGTCTACAATGTGATTGACAGCCGATACCGAAGCGGCAAGCCGCTGATCGTCACGACCAACCTCACGCTTACCGAGTTGCAGAACCCGCAGGACACGCCCCACGCCCGGATTTATGACCGACTGCTTGAAATGTGCGCCCCTGTCTGCTTCTCCGGCGAGAACTTCCGCAGGGAGAGCGCACAAAACAAGCTGAACCGCTTAAAGCAACTGATGAACGATTGAAAGGAGTTCGCCTATGACCGATAAAAAAGAGCATATCAGACACAGCATGAAAAGCACCGCACCCGCCGATTGCGTGACGGAAATCCGTATAGGGAACTCTGTTCTTGTCGTGTCCGGCTTTTTCAAGCAGGGCGCAAAGGAAACCGCCGCCGACAAAATGGCTAAGGTGCTGGAAGCGGAAGCTGCTACAAAATGAGGGCATGGAAAAGCGGTCATGCCCGGAAACATGACCGCTGAATGGATAAGTTAAATTTTAGTTTGTTTCTTGCAGCCGTTCGTACAGCTGACTGTCAATTTTATAAATTCCCTGATAAGGCTGTTCGATATAGTGTTTTCCGTTTTCCTCATAGGCAAAAATGGTACTTGTTCCTGTTTCAAACTGAAAATCAATCTTGATATAACTTTCAGTCTGCGGAAAATCTTGAACACTTTGCTTACTGGTTGGTTCAGAACTGGAAATGTCAGAAATTATTTCACTTATCCAAGCTGTGTCTGAATGATTTGTGGTGTTTTCCCCAACAGTTACATCAACAGATGTAATGTCGCTTGTTTGGGGCAACTGAATGGGAGCAGCTTTTTTCCCACACGCAACTAAAGTTAAAATGCAAGTCAGACATAAAAACAAAGAAATATATTTTTTCATAAGCCTTTTACCTCGCTAATTCAATTTTTGCCATTATAACACAGCAGAATGAAATGGACTATCAAATAAAAGTAAAATATTTATGAAGTTGAATCTGCGTGATAACCCTAACACAAAAAAACGTCATTTTGACGGGCGGTAAAGAAGCACTTTTACACTTTGCCGCTATACAAGCCGCCCCGCTGTATGGTACAATCGAAGTACGGAATAGTGGGGCTGGCTGTCGGAAACGGAGGAAACCATGTTAAGACAGACAACCCAAAACCTTATTACCGCCCTTTATCCGAGATTATCCCATGAAGATGAACTGCAAGGGGAAAGCAACTCTATATCCAACCAAAAGCGCATTTTGGAAACCTACGCCAAGCAGAACGGCTTTACCAATCTCTGCTGGTACACAGATGACGGTTATAGTGGTGCGAACTTCCAAAGACCCGGATTTCAAGCCATGCTTGCAGACATTGAAGCCGGGAAAGTCGGCACAGTCATCGTCAAGGATATGTCCCGTTTAGGGCGAAATTATCTTCAAGTGGGAATGTATACAGAAATGCTTTTCCCGCAGAAAGGCGTCCGCTTTATCGCTATCAATGACGGAGTGGACAGCGCAATGGGCGACAACGATTTTACCCCGCTGCGTAATCTTTTCAACGAATGGATGGTGAGAGATACGAGCAAAAAAATCAAGGCAGTTAAGAAAGCAAAAGGCATGAGCGGTAAGCCTGTTACCAGCAAGCCCGTGTACGGCTACCTCATGGACGAGGACGAAAATTTCATCATTGACGAGGAAGCCGCCCCGGTAGTCAAGCAGATTTACCAGCTTTGCCTTGCCGGGAACGGTCCGACCAAGATAGCCCGTATGCTGACCGAGCAGGAAATCCCCACGCCGGGAACGCTGGAATACCAGCGCACAGGCAGCATACGCCGCTACCACCCCGGCTATGAATGTAAGTGGGCGACCAATACCGTTGTTCATCTGTTGGAAAACCGGGAATACACAGGCTGTCTTGTGAACTTCAAGACGGAAAAACCGTCCTACAAGATGAAGCACAGCATAGACAACCCCATTGAGAAACAGGCGATTTTCGAGAACCACCATGAGCCAATCATCGACTTGCAGACATGGGAACGGGTGCAGGAGTTACGCAAGCAGCGCAAACGCCCCAACCGCTACGATGATGTGGGCTTGTTCTCCGGCTTGCTGTTCTGCGCCGACTGCGGTCATGTGATGTACCAGCAGCGGTATCAGACCGACAAGAGAAAGCAGGATTGCTACATCTGCGGCAGCTATAAGAAGCGCACCGCCGACTGTACGGCGCACTTCATCCGAACCGACCTTTTGACGGCGGGTGTGCTGGACAATCTGCGGAAAGTGACCGCCTATGCACAGAAGCATGAAGCCCGGTTCGTGAAGCTGCTTATCCAGCAGAATGAAATGGGCGGCAAGCGGAAACAGGCGGCAGCCACGAAGCAGCTTGAACAGGTGCAGAGCCGCATTGCAGAACTTTCCCGCTATATCAAACGTCTGTATGAGGACAATGTAAACGGGAAAATCAATGACGAGCGTTTTATGGAAATGTCCGCAGACTACGAAGCCGAGCAGCGGGAACTGAAGGAGAAAGCCGCCGCATTGCAGGGCGAACTGGACAAGGCACAGGAAGCCACGGTAAACGCTGAAAAGTTTATGAACGTTGTCCGCAAGTACCTTTCTATCGAGGAACTGACACACACCCTCTTGCGTGAAATGGTGGAGAAAATCGTTGTCTATGAATGTGAGTATGACGAGAACGAAGTACGCCACCAGCGCATTGATATTTATTATAGCTTTGTCGGCAAGATTGACTTGCCCGAAGAATAAGCCCGACCTATCCGACACCCTGCGCAAGTGCCGGATAGGAACGGCAAAATTTTTTACACTTCTATTACTTCTTTATCACACATAAGCAAAATCACAGGGTATGAAACAGCTTATGGCCGGCGGCGGTGTTGCCCTTATCGGTATGACCCTTGTACCTTTGCTTTCCGGGCTTTTCGGTTAAGCGCGGGTAACGGCTTATGCAGAGCATACTTGACGCGATTAACGAATGGATAAAGGAAATCCTTATCGGAGCCATAAACGGTAATCTGTCAACTATGTTCGGGGACGTAAACGAAAAAGTCGGAACTATCGCCGCAGAGGTAGGCAAGACCCCGCAGGGGTGGAACGCAAGCATATTTTCTATGATACAGACCCTATCGGAAAATGTGATTGTACCCATTGCGGGGCTTGTCATTACCTATGTTCTATGCGTGGAGCTTATTTCAATGATAACCGAAAAGAACAATATGCACGACATAGACACATTTATGTTTTTCAAGTGGTTTTTCAAGGCGTGGGTAGCGGTATATCTCGTTACCCATACCTTTAATATCACAATGGCGGTATTCGATTTAGCGCAGTACGTCGTATCCGGCGCAGCCGGGGTAATCGGCGGCAACACAAATATAGATGTGGACGCCGCCCTATCCTCTATGCAATCAGGACTTGACGCTATGGAAATCCCCGAACTGCTTCTGCTTGTAATGGAAACAAGCCTTGTAAGCCTGTGTATGAAAATTATGTCGGTGCTTATTACGGTTATCCTTTACGGCAGAATGATAGAAATATACCTTTACTGTTCGGTATCGCCTATCCCGTTTGCAACAATGACTAACCGCGAGTGGGGACAGATAGGAAACAACTACCTAAAATCCCTGTTCGCCCTCGGTTTTCAAGGCTTCCTCATTATGATATGTGTCGGCATTTATGCGGTTTTGGTAAACAGTATGATTATAGCGGATAATCTGCACAGCGCGATATTCTCCCTTGCGGCATACACCGTTATCCTCTGCTTCTCCCTGTTCAAATCCGGCGCACTTGCGAAGTCGATTTTTAACGCACATTAAGCGGGTACACCCCGCAGAAAGGAGGTTTTGGCGTGGCTTATGTACCCGTACCCAAAGACTTATCCAAAGTCAAAACAAAAGTCGCTTTCAACTTGACGAAGCGGCAAATCATTTGCTTTGCGGCAGCCCTTGCGATAGGACTACCGCTTTTCTTTTTGCTCAAAGGAAGCATAGGAACGAGCGTTGCGGCGTTCGTGATGATTGTTGTAATGCTCCCTTGCTTCCTCTTGGCTATGTATGAAAAACACGGGCAGCCCCTTGAAACCGTGATAAAGAATGTCATTCAGACAAAGTTTATCCGACCAAAGGAGCGCCCCTACCAGACCGACAATTTCTATGCACTCATAGAAAAACAAAGAAAACTTGAAAAGGAGGTATCGGCTATTGTCAAAGGAAACCACAAGACAGAAAAGCCCCGCAGGGGCTAAACGGAAACTGACCCGCGCCGAAAAAAAGGAAATCGCCGCCATTATCCAAAGGGCAAAGGGCGACGGGAAACCCCATACGGCACAGCAGACAATCCCCTATGTGCAGATGTACCCGGACGGAATTTGCAAGGTATCGGAAAAGAAATACAGCAAAAGCATTGTGTTTGAGGACATCAACTACCAGCTTGCACAGGCTGACGACAAGACCGCCATTTTTGAGAATTGGTGCGACTTCTTAAACTATTTTGACGCTTCCGTATCGGTGCAGCTTTCTTTCATCAATCAGGGCGCAAGGAAAGAAAAGGCGCAGGAGGCCATTCAAATCCCGCAGCAGGACGACGCTTTTAACTCTATCCGTGCCGAGTATGCGGATATGCTGAAAAACCAGCTTGAAAAAGGCAACAACGGACTTGAAAAGGCAAAGTACATTACCTTTTCCGTTGAAGCGGATAATCTGACCGCAGCGAAGGCAAGGCTTTCCCGCATTGAAACCGACGTACTCAATAATTTTAAGGTGCTGGGAGTATCAGCCCACCCTATGACGGGTTATGAACGTTTGCAGACCCTACACGGGATTTTCCACCCGGAGGGCGAGCCGTTCCGTTTCTCCTTTGATTGGCTTGCCCCGTCGGGGCTTTCCACAAAGGACTTTATCGCCCCGTCCTCTTTCCGTTTTGGCGAGGGGCGAATGTTCCGTATGGGGAAAAAGTTAGGTGCGGTTAGCTTCCTTGAAATCCTTGCGCCGGAACTGAATGACCGTATTTTATCGGAAATCCTTGACCTTGAAAACGGTATTATCGTCAATCTCCACATTAAGAGTATCGACCAGACCGAAGCTATCAAGACCATTAAGCGCAAGATTACAGACCTTGACAAGATGAAGATTGAGGAACAGAAAAAGGCGGTGCGAAGCGGTTACGATATGGATATTATCCCGTCCGACCTTGCCACATTCGGCAGCGAAGCGAAAAATCTTTTGCAGGATTTACAGAGCCGCAACGAGCGTATGTTCCTGCTTACTTTCCTTGTCGTGAATATGGCAGACACAAGGCGGAAACTTGAAAATGATGTGTTTGCTACGGCGGGTATCGCACAGAAAAACAACTGCGCCCTGACCCGTCTTGACTACTTACAGGAAGCGGGCTTTATGTCCTCAATTCCTCTTGGGGATAACCTTATCCCTATCCAAAGGGGGCTGACGACTTCCAGCACCGCTATTTTTATCCCGTTCATCACACAGGAGCTTTTTCAGAGGGGCACAGCCCTTTACTACGGCTTAAATGCCCTGTCTAACAATATGATTTTGTGCGACAGGAAGAAGCTCAAAAACCCAAACGGGCTTATCTTGGGAACTCCGGGAAGCGGTAAATCCTTTGCGGCAAAAAGGGAAATCACAAACATTTTCCTCATTACCGACGACGATATTATCATCTGCGACCCCGAAGCCGAGGTGCGACACGAAGTCGCGTAACAAATTGCCTAAAAAAGCTGCCCTATCCATTTGGGGTAATCCTACCACAGCCTGCGCCGCTGGTAACGGCGGGGTGGGGAGCCTGTGGGACAACGTGGGAAATCTGAGAGCCTAACTCAGCCGTACTGCAAGGATAAGTGCGTCATGGAGAACGTAAAGTGAATCATCGTAAGGGTCGTTACAGGGAATAGGCGAAATCAGGCTGACACGCCTACACCAAAAGGTGCGGAGGCGGCTGTGGGAACTTTCGCAATCCCCCAGCAAATGGACACAAATCCTCCCGGCTCAAAGATGGCTCCTAAAACGCACACAATTATTTGTTGCGCGGAACGTGGTAAGCCCTATGCGTTCCTTTGCAGAAATGCAGAGGTATCGACCCCGCAAGGGGAAGAAATGGCGCAGAGGGTAGAGGAACGGGATAAAAAGCGAACGCCCGCCCTGTAATGGGGTGGGATAGGGGTTCAGACTTTGCCCCGGCCCGAAAGGGCGCTGACTTATCCCACGGTATTTCATAGCAAGAAAAGGAGGTAAACCTATGAACGGTAATTGTTCAACGACGGGGTGTAAAAACCCTGAGAGATTGCCGGACGCGGCGGCGCTGGAACGACAGTGGAAATCCATCGACTGGAAGAAAGCAGAAGCCGAGGTTAATAGGCTGTAAGCCAGGATTGCTAAGGCGACCCAAGAGAATAAATGGAACACAGTGAAACGATTGCAGTATCTTTTAACTCATTCGTACTATGCAAAAGTGTTGGCGGTGCGGAAAGTGACCACCAACAAAGGGAAAAAGACACCGGGCGTGGATGGTGTGCTGTGGTCTACCCCAGCCGCTAAAATGCGCGGTGTTCTGACCCTGACAGACAAGGGCTACAAGGCAAAGCCACTGCGTCGGGTATTCATTGAGAAAAAGGGCAAAAAGACGAAACGCCCGCTGGGCATCCCCTGTATGTATGACAGGGCCTTGCAGGCGCTCTACGCACTGGCCCTCGACCCGGTGTCAGAGACAACAGCGGATACGAAATCCTTTGGCTTCCGCAAGGGGCGCTGCGCGCAGGATGCCTGTGAATATATCTTCACGGCGCTCAGCCGAAGCTACTCCCCGGAATGGGTGCTGGAGGGCGACATCAAAGGGTGTTATGACCATATCAGCCACGACTGGCTCATTAAGCATATTCCCATGGACAAATCTGTATTGAAACAGTTTCTGAAAGCGGGATTTGTGTTCCGCGATGAGCTGTTCCCCACCGATGCGGGCACACCCCAGGGCGGCATCATCTCCCCCATACTTGCAAACTTGACGCTGGACGGAATGCAAAAAGTCCTGAGTGACCACTTTGATTTGAGTGCCAAGGGTGAGGTCAGTGCATTTGTCCACAACAAGAGCAGGGTCAATCTGGTGCGCTATGCCGACGATTTCATTGTCACAGCGGCCACAAAAGAGATTGCGGAAGAAGCCAAAGACATCCTCCGCGATTTTCTGCAAGCCAGAGGGCTGGAACTGTCCGAGGAAAAGACGGTCATCACCCACATCGACGACGGTTTTGATATGCTGGGCTGGACATTCCGAAAATTCAAAGGAAAGCTCATCGTCAAGCCATCCAAGAAAGCCTTAAAAGCCCTGAAAGCCTCTCTGTCCGAGACGATCCTCGGACGCGGTAAGGCGTGGAAGCAGGAAGTCCTGATTGGAGTGTTGAACCGGCTGATCCGTGGTTGGGCAAATTATCACCAGTCGGTCTGCGCCAGTGAAGCATTTTCCCATATCGACTACACTCTCTATGAATTACTATGGCGGTGGGCGAAACGCCGCCATCCTCACAAGGGACAGTGGTGGGTCTCCACCAACTATTGGCACCGTAGAGGTGACCGGAATTGGGTGTTCTCCACCGAGGACAAAGTGCTTCAGCGAACAGACAGTATCCCGATTATCCGCCATACCAAGGTACGAATGGATGCAAACCCCTACTTTGACACCCAATACTTCACAAATCGGAAATTCAGACATGGAATGGAGCGCCTGTCCGGACGTTTTAAGCAGGTCTGGAAGAACCAAAAAGGGTGTTGCTATCACTGTGGACTCCCCATGGACATCGGTGACGAGAGGGAGATTTTCTTCAAAGTCCCGAAATCCATGGGCGGCAAGGACGAGGTGCGCAATATGGCTTACGTCCATAAGCATTGCCAGCAAATTCTCTTGGAGCGCCGCGCGAAAGCGTGATGAAATGCTTGAGCCGTATGAGTGGAAACGCTCACGTACGGTTCTTAGACGAGAAAGCGGGAGTAATCCCGCCGACTTAGTCGACTATTACCCCCTTGTAGAACGTCTGCACGGGCAGGTAATCCGCCTTTCCCCGACAAGCCCCCACTATGTAAACCCTATGGATATTAACCTCAATTACAGCGAGGACGACAACCCGCTTGCGTTGAAATCCGACTTTATCCTTTCCCTCTGCGAGCTTGTTATCGGCGGCAAAGAGGGCTTGCAGCCCGTTGAAAAAACAGTTATCGACAGGGCGGTTAGGAATGTGTACCGACCTTTCCTTGCAGACCCCGACCCTGCGAATATGCCTATCTTGGGCGACCTTTACAACGAGCTTTTGAAGCAGCCGGAGCCGGAGGCCGCGCGTGTCGCTGCCGCATTGGAGCTTTACGTTTCGGGAAGCCTGAACGTCTTTAACCACAGGACGAATGTAGAACTTTCAAACCGCCTTATCTGCTTTGATATTAAGCAGCTTGGAAAGCAGCTTAAAAAGTTAGGTATGCTCATTGTGCAAGACCAAGTATGGAACAGGGTTACGGTAAACAGGGCGGAAAAAAAGGCTACCCGTTACTATATGGACGAATTTCATTTGCTGCTCAAAGAGGAACAGACCGCAGCCTATTCCGTTGAGATTTGGAAGCGATTTAGAAAATGGGGCGGCATACCGACCGCTATCACGCAGAACGTCAAAGACCTTTTGGCAAGCCGTGAGGTTGAGAACATTTTTGAGAACAGCGATTTTGTCCTTATGCTCAATCAGGCCGCAGGCGACAGGGCTATCCTTGCAAAGCAGCTTAACATTTCCCCACAGCAGATGAAGTATGTAACCCACACCGACGCAGGCGAGGGGCTTATCTTTTACGGGAATGTGGTGCTGCCTTTTGTTGACCGCTTCCCGGCAGATACCGAGCTTTACAGGGTAATGACGACGAAGCCGGAGGAAGTCGGAGGTGCCGCCCATTGAAAGAACTGACCCATTTAAGCCTGTTTTCGGGGATAGGCGGTATTGACATAGCCGCAGAAGCGGCGGGGTTTACTACCGTCTGTCAATGTGAATGGGCTGACTATCAAAACGAAGTCCTGAAAAAGCATTGGCCGCAGGTGCCGCGCTTTCAGGATATTACTACACTCACAAAGGAGGCTTTTATTGAAAAAACAGGAAAAGAAACCGTTACCCTCATATCGGGAGGCTTCCCCTGCCAGCCCTTTTCAAGTGCCGGAAAACGGAAAGGCTTTGAGGACACCCGCTACCTGTGGCCCGAAATGTGCAGGGTTATCACAGAACTGCGACCCGCTTATGTGCTTGGAGAAAATGTTGCTGGCTTCATCAATATGGGGCTCGACAAAACGATTTTTGACTTGGCAAAGGCGGGTTACGCCGTTAGGGTTTTCGTACTGCCTGCTGTCGCCGTCGGCGCGTGGCATGAGCGCAAACGAACTTTTATCGTGGGGTTTAATGTTTCCCACACCCCTTGCCTGCGACACGAAGCCGCAGGCGGAAACAAAAAATGTACGGCTTTCGGACACCGGCTCGGTGCGGGTAGTCAAGAAGAACGGGACGGAATGGTCGGCAAAGTTATCAACAGCGGTTTACTTTTTAACCCCTATGGCGTCGGACAGCTACCGTTCGACGCTGAAACCCGAAGCCGTGAAAAAGGGCAAGCCGACGGGCAGCCTTGCGGCACAGATGATATTTGCGGAAAATCCGAAGTCGGAGAAATCGGCACTCAACCCGGATTGGGTGGAATGGCTGATGGGCTTCCCCCACAAGTGGACGGACGTTCAATCTGGAGAAAAGAGCCTGACGAAATCCCGCGCCTGACCGAGATAACCGAAAACCGTGCGGAACGCTTAAAATGTCTTGGAAACGCCGTTGTGCCTGCACAGGTATATCCTATCCTCAAATACATTGCGGATATTGAAACCGGCAGGTGCTACCGGCCATAAGGAGGTGAAACCGCTTGAAAGAATACAAACCCCGTGACAAAATCACGCAGAAAATGACCCGTGACGGGGCTGTCGAAGTCAACGAAACCAAACAGACCGCCGAGCGTATCAGCAAACGGGAACAGGAAACGGATTTACAGAAAACCCCCGAACAGCAGGCGGCACAGGACGCGGCGCAGCTGACAACCCCCATTCCCGAAGCCGCCCCTTTCCCGTCTGCCCCGTTTACGGCTTCCAAAGCCGACACAGGCACAGCCGAGCGCATTATGGGACACCTTGACGCCGCCCATACCCGCAAGGCTTCCAAAAAGGCGGTGCAAAAGGCACAGGCGGAAATGGCGGCAGAAACAAAATCCTCACGGCTGAAATTCACGGAAGAAGAACTATCCGCACCGGAGCTTGAAAAGTATATCCGAAAATCCGACAAAGCCGCAGACCGTCTGGACGCGGCAAGGGCAGCTATCCCAAAGGAAAAGAAACTTGTAAAAACAAGGACTTTTGACGAAGCCACAGGCAAAGGGAAAAACCGCCTGCACTTTGAGGAAAAGGACAAGCCGCCCGGATTTAAGGAAAAGGCCAACCCGCTATCCCGCCCCACACAGGAAGCGGGCGTTTTTATCCACAACAAGATACATTCGGTTGAAAAGGACAATTCGGGTGTTGAGGGGGCGCACAAATCGGAAGAACTTGCCGAGCGCGGCGCAAAGTACGGGGCAAGGAAACTCAAACAGGGCTACCGCAGCCATAAGCTGAAACCCTACCGGGAGGCGGCAAAGGCAGAAAAAGCAGCGTTCAAGGCAAATGTGGATTTTCAATACCACAAGGCTTTGCACGATAACCCGCAGCTAAAAAGTAATCCCGTTTCCCGCTTCTGGCAGAAACGGCAGATTAAAAAGCAGTATGCAAAGGAAGCAAGGAACACCGCAAAAGGTATCAAGAGCGCAGCCGAGAAAACGGGCAAGGCGGCAAAAAAGGCAGCCGAGCAGACAAGGAAAGCGGCGGCGTTTGTGGCAAGACACCCGGCAGGCGTGGGGGTAGCTGTCGGTGCATTGCTTCTGTTTATCCTGATTATGTCCGGGCTGTCCTCTTGCGGGGCAATGTTTTCCGGCGTGATGAACGGCGTTCTGGGAACTTCCTACACTTCCGAGGACAGCGACCTTGTAGCAACGGAAAATAACTATGCCGCAAAGGAAAGCGAACTGCAAAGAAAGATTGACAATATCGAAAGCGAATATCCCGGCTATGATGAATACCGCTATGACCTTGCAAATATCGGGCATAACCCCCACGAGCTTGCGTCATATCTGACCGCACTTTTGCAGACCTACACCCCGCAGAGCGCACAGAGCGAAATTAACCGCGTCTTTGATATGCAGTACACTTTGACGCTGACCCCCGAAACCGAGATACGCTATCGAACGGAAACGAGGACAGGCAGCTATACCGTTACTGACCCGGAAACAGGCGAAACAAGTACGGAAACTTACGAATACGAAGTTGAAGTACCCTATGAGTATTACATACTCAACGTGTCGCTGACGAACAAGCCCATTTCCTCTATTGCACAGGAGCAGCTGACCCCGGAACAATTTGAAATGTACGGCGTGTATATTTCCACAAGCGGAAACAAGCCGCTTTTGTTTGGCGGCGGCTCTCCCGATACGGGAGCGTCGGAGGATTTAAGCGGCGTACAGTTTGTAAACGGCACCCGTTCCGGCAATACCGCCCTTGTGGAGCTTGCGAAAACGCAGGCGGGAAATGTGGGCGGTTATCCTTATTGGAGCTGGTACGGCTTTAACAGCCGTGTGGAATGGTGCGCCTGCTTTGTATCTTGGTGCTATGGGCAGGCAGGGCTATCCGAGCCGAGATTTGCGGCTTGTCAATCACAGGGGGTTGCTTGGTTTACCTCTCACGGACAATGGGGAGCGCGGGGCTATGAGAATATCGCACCCGGCGACGCCATTTTCTTTGATTGGGATTTAGACGGAAGCGCCGACCACGTCGGACTTGTGATAGGCACAGACGGAAGCCGCGTTTACACCGTTGAGGGCAATTCGGGCGACGCCTGCAAGATAAAGAGCTATGCCCTTGACTATGCCTGTATCAAAGGGTACGGGCTGATGAATTGGAACTAACAAACACATATTTTTTTGAAATCTGAAAGGAGAATTTTATTATGGCTATGAACAAAATTGAGCGTATCGACAAGGAAATCCAAAAGACCCGTGAGAAAATCACGGAGTATCAGAACAAGCTGAAAACCCTTGAAGTACAGAGGACGGAAGCGGAAAATCTGCAAATCGTCCAGCTTGTGCGCGCTATGAACATGACCCCCGCCGAGCTTACCGCCCTGCTTTCCGGCGGCGGTATTCCCGGTATGACCCCTATCCCCGCAGACCACTACAACGAACAGGAGGACAGCGAAAATGAGGAATAAAGGATTTATCCGTATTATGAGCGTGCTTTGTATCGCGCTTGTGTGCTTGGGCGGTTTTTCCGTTACCGCCTTTGCACAGACACCCGCAGAGGAAACCGAAACCGACGACAGCGGGGTTATCTATGACCCGCAGCCCTTAACGCCGGAGGGCAATATGAGCCTTGTGGACGACATAGAGGGCGAAGCCGCCGAGGATAAGCAGTTTATCGTTGTGCAGAGCAGAAACGGAAACTATTTCTATATCGTTATCGACCACGCCGCCGAGGGAGAAAACAAGGTGCATTTCTTAAATCAGGTGGACGAAGCCGACCTGTTGGCGATTATCGAAAGCGAGGAAACCGAAGCCCCGCCTGCCGTATGCAACTGTACCGACAAATGCGGAACGGGCAAAATCAATACGGCCTGCCCCGTTTGCAGCGTTGCTATGAATAACTGTACGGGCAAGGAAGCCGAGCCGGAGCCTGCCGAGCCGCAGGAGGAACAAAACAATATGGGCGGGCTTGTGATTTTCCTTGTCGTTGCCCTGCTTGGCGGCGGCGGTGCTTTGTACTATTTCAAAGTGATGAAACCAAAGCAGGCAGCAAAGGGCAATACCGACCTTGAGGACTTTGACTTTGAGGAATACGACGAGGACGAGCCGGAGGACGAAACCGAAAGCGCAGACAACGGACAGGAGGACGAGGACGAATGAAACTTGTAATTGCAGAGAAACCGAGCGTCGGGGCGGCGATTGCCGCCGCCCTTGGCGTTACGGGTAAAAAAGACGGATATATTGAAAATAACGGCTATATCATTTCTTGGTGTGTCGGGCATTTGGTAGGGCTTGCGGAAGCTGCCGCCTACGGCGAACAATACAAAAAGTGGGACTATGACAGCTTACCTATTCTGCCGCAGGATTGGAAATATACGATTGCCGCAGACAAGGGAAAACAATTCAAAATCCTTAAAGGGCTTATGCACAGGGCAGATGTTACGGAGGTTATCAATGCTTGCGACGCAGGACGCGAGGGCGAGCTGATTTTCCGTTTTGTCTATGAAACGGCGAACTGCAAAAAGCCTATGCGCCGCCTTTGGATTTCCTCAATGGAAACCGAAGCTATTAGGCAGGGCTTTGAAAGCCTAAAAGACGGGCGGGACTATGCCCCCCTTTTCGCTTCTGCTTTGTGCAGAGCAAAAGCCGATTGGATTATCGGTATCAATGCGACCCGCCTTTTTTCCTGCCTTTATAGCAAGACCTTGAATGTGGGGCGCGTTCAGACCCCGACCCTTAAAATGCTTGTTGACCGTGATGTTTCTATTACGAACTTCAAGAAAGAAAAATACTATGTTGTATGCCTTGATTTACCCGGCGCGGAAGCGGCAAGCGCGAAGATCCGCGCAGCTACGGAAGCTGCCGAACTGAAAGCGGCCTGCGAAGCGTCGGCGGCGGTATGTCTTTCTATCACGAAAGAGAAAAAGACGGTTGCACCCCCAAAGCTCTTTGACCTTACGAGCCTGCAAAGAGAAGCTAACCGCATTTACGGCTACACGGCAAAACAGACCCTTGACCTTGCACAATCTCTGTATGAAAAGAAGCTGCTTACCTATCCGAGAACGGACAGCAGCTTTTTAACTGATGATATGGAAGCTACGGCGGCGGGGATTGCCGCCCTGCTTCTGAACAAGCTGCCGTTTATGCAGGGTGCAAATTACACGGCAAATATCGCCCGTGTGCTTGACAGTAAAAAAGTATCAGACCACCACGCCATTATTCCCACAATGGAGCTTGCGAAAAGCGACCTTGCAGCACTTCCCGAAAGTGAGCGAAATATCCTTACGCTTGCAGGGGTACGGCTTTTGACCGCTACCGCCGAGCCGCATATCTTTGAAGCGGTTACGGCGGTATTCTCCTGTGCAGACCGAGAATTTACGGCAAAGGGTAAAACGGTGCTTTGCGGCGGGTGGAAAGAGCTTGAAGCACGATACCGCGCTTCTCTTAAAAAGAAACCCGACAGCGACGACGAGGAAAACGCCCTTGTGCTTGATGTGCCGCCCTTTACCGAGGGACAGCGATTTGAAAAGCCTGCCGCAAGGGTAACAGAACACGAAACCACGCCCCCGAAGCCGCACAATGAAGATATATGCTGTGAAAGGGGGATAAGAAATCACCCATAGAAAGGAGCGTTCCCATGAAACCCAAGAAATTAGGCAACGGTAAAATCACCGCCCTTTATGAGAGATTGAGCCGTGACGATGACCTCACAGGTGATAGTAACAGCATTATCAATCAAAAGAAAATGCTGGAGGACTATGCGAAAGCCAACGGTTTTACGAATTGCGTCCACTTCACAGATGATGGTTGGTCTGGTGGAAGTTTTGACCGCCCAAGTTGGAAGCGCATGATTGAGGGCATTGGAAAAGGCGAAATCGCTGCTGTCCTTGTTAAAGATTTGAGCCGCGTCGGTAGAGATTATTTACAGGTGGGCTTTTACACCGAAGTGATGTTCAGAGAGAAAGGTGTGCGGTTTGTTGCCATTACCAACGGAGTAGATAGCGACAAACGGGAAAGCAGCGAGTTTGCACCCTTTTTGAACATTATGAACGAATGGTATATTCGTGATTGCAGCCGTAAGATAACCTCTGTTTTACGGGCAAGAGGTATGTCCGGCAAGCACACAAGCAACCACTGTATCTACGGTTACAAGAAAGACCCCAACGACAAAGACCATTGGATTATCGACGAGGAAGCTGCCGAAGTAGTACGCCGGATTTATCGCATGGCCATTGAGGGAAAAGGCCCGTATGAAATTGCCCGCATATTGGCAACGGAAAAGGTTGAGCGCCCCTCTTACTATCTTGCACAGCGCGGTATGGGAAACCATCAATCAAACTACAATGCCGCAGACCCCTACACATGGCGCGGCGGTACAGTTGCCGACATACTCTCCAAGCAGGAATATATGGGGCATACGGTAAACTTTCGGACTTATAAGGAGAGCTATAAAGATAAGCGCGTCAAAATGACCCCCAAAGAGGATTTAGTCATTTTTGAGAACACACAAGAAGCTATCATCGACAAGGAAACATGGGAACGCGTACAAACTCTACGGAAAACCATTCGCCGGACAGACAGCATAGGAAAGGCCAATCCACTAACCGGCTTGATGTTTTGCGCGGATTGCGGTGCAAAGATGTATAACCACAGGGGCAAGGCCGGAAACGCGCGTGACTGGGCGGGCAGACCCAACGGGAAAAAGCGTCCGGATCGTGACGAGTACAACTGTTCCCGTTATGATTTGGGCAACCAGCATTATGATAAATACTGCACGACGCACCTTATTCGTACTGCTGTTGTAAACGAGCTTTTGTTGGAAGCCATCAAGGGCGTTTGTGACTATGCGTTGAACAATGAAGCTGAGTTTATGGCACAGGTCTGCTCCGCTTCCGAGGACAGGCAGGAAAAAGCTGCAAGATCCATTCGCCAGCGGAAGCAGCGCAACGAGAAGCGTACCGATGAACTGACCCGCCTAATCCGAAAGCTCTATGAGGACAATGTAAGTGGCCGACTTTCCGATACCCTTTTTGAACAAATGCTCAGAGATTTCGAGGCCGAGCTAAGCGATTTGACAGAAATCGTTTCCCAAGACCAACAGGAACTTGAACGCATAAGCAGGGAAACCATCAACGCCGAAAAGTTTCTTTCCCTTGTCAGAAAATATACAGACTTTTCCGAGTTGACCCCTGCCATGATAAATGAGTTTGTAGAAAAAATCCTCGTCCACCAAGCCCAGGGCAAAGGAGCAAGCAGAATACAGGAAATTGAAATTTTCTTTAATTTTGTTGGTAAGGTGGACATCCCTCACAAGGAAGTGGAACTGACCGAGGAAGAAAAGGCCGCGTTAGCGGAACAGGAACGCCGCCGAGCGAAAAAAGCAGAGTACAATCGACGCTATATGGAAAAGAAACGCAGGCAATGGAAAGAGCAGCAGGAGCAGGAGCAAGCCGAGCAACTGCCCCTTGCCGCCGAACAGAAAGGAGAACACATAGCATGAGCTAATCTATGTTTGACGGTCAAGAGCCGGAAAAAACAGAAATCCTGCGATAACAGCCGCCCCGACGATACACTCCCTGTCCGGGCGGTTTCTATTTGAAAATCCTCATTTTCCCCAAGTCAAGAGCCGGGAAAAACACCCGAAAAATGCCCCTATTGCGTAACAGGGGCGCAGAAAGGAGAGTTTATGAGAACAGGGCTTACGAAGCAGGAAAAGACCACCGATATATGGTTTGACGAGAAAGACCCCCTTATCCATATCCGCACACACAACACCGACTTAAAGAAGCGGCTTGCCGCCTACTCCGGACAGTACCCCGACCAGTGCCGCCAGACCGACGCAGACCCCGAAACGGGTTGCATGGAGTTTGAGATTGTAAAGGGGCGTTTCTCTTTCCGTCTGACCGCCCCATACAGCGAAGAACGGAGGAACGCCGCCAGCAAAGCGGCAAAGAAACATTCCGGCAACTTGACACACCCTATTCAAAAAGATGTGCTATAATTTTTTTGAAAAAGTTTCGGATTAGATGTAGTATTTGCCGCTGAAACCGTAGTACATAGGTGAAGCCCGAAAGGAGGCGGTGAGATGATAGACGACGAAAAAATCATAGAAATGTTTTTTGGACGTTCAGAACAAGGCATACGAGAGCTGGATATAAAATACGGAAAGGTCTGCCACAATCTTTCCTACCATATCGTAGGCAGCAGACAAGACGCGGAGGAATGTGTAAACGACGCTTATTTAGGCGCATGGAACGCCATTCCCCCGGCACGACCTAACCCGCTGCTATCTTATCTTGTTAAAATCGTTCGGAACATTTCACTCAAAATCTATTGGAGAAAGGAAGCAGCCAAACGAAGCAGCCATTACACGATTGCTTTGGAAGAAATTGAAGCCTGTATAGCAGCCCCGAATACAGTAGAAGCAGAAATCGAAGCCAAAGAGTTAGCCCGTATCATTGAAGCATTTTTAGACACGCTGACTACCGAAAACCGCGTTATTTTCATGCGCCGCTATTGGTTTTCCGACAGCTATAAGGACATAGCCGAGTTTATGGGGCTTTCAGAAAAAAACATTTCTGTCCGGCTGACCCGTATCCGCGAGAAGATGAAGCAATATTTGATTGAAAGAGAGGTATTCGTATGAATGCAAAGAAGTTTTCCGACGCTATGAGCGAGCTTGACACAAAATATGTCGATGAAGCTCTCAACTACAAGAAGAAAGCCAAAAAGCCCATTTGGGTAAAGTGGGGGGCTATTGCAGCTTGCTTGTGCTTGATGATACCATTGACCGCATTTGCCGTTGATATAATTCAATATAATGCAGCGGTTGATTATCTCAATTCTCTCGGCATTGCTGTTGAAGATTTGAGCGACTATTCTCATAAAGAAATAAAAGAAGCTGCAAAAACGATTGACGCAGGAGAAAGTAACCCGTTGACTGAAGAAATCCTTAGTCTAATACCAGAAAACAAAGAACCGCTCGATACACCGACGCAGGTAACATCTGAGCAAATTAAAGAACTAACACCGACCATGACAAGAGAAGATGTTCTTTCTCTTTTAGGTGACACACAAGATGTTGGCTCAGGCATTTATATATATCTTTACGAAGTAGACCAACAATACCTGCTGCGTATTCCTTTTGCAAGCGATGAAGCACAATTAGGTGTAACAGGAGAAGATTTGCTAAAGGCATTGGTTCCCATTTCTGGAGATATTGCTCCTATGGTCTATGTAAATGATACGCTTTATCAAATCGTTGACTCTCAACCCAACTTCGCAGATGAAAAAAGTTCTTTTAATTTGTTAGGAAAAATCGAAAACACAGTTAGTTCTTCGGAAGAACCAAAAGAAAATTTCCAAGCAAATGATGATATTGTAGGGGCTGCGGTTTATCAGTACGGCGATAACATTGTCGTTGAGTTTGAGGGAAAATACTGGTTATATGAACACTATCATAACACAGACTTTGACGGAAACTCAGACTGATATGCCCCACGCCCAAACAAGCCATACTTCTGATGAAAAAGTATCCGAACAAAACCTTCTTGCAAAGTAAATAAGTTTTCTATTTTACAAGGGCAGCCGAGAAAATCGACTGTCCTTTTTCTATGCTTATAAGCAGAAAGGAGCGACCAACTATGACAAAGCCAAGAGAGAAAACCCGCGAAGAGCTGCAAGCCGAGATTGAGGACGGAAAGAAGAAAATCCGGCAGTTTGAGAACCGGGAAAAGGTATTGCGGCAAAAGCTATCCAAAGAGGAACGCAGAACGCGCAGCCACCGCCTTATCGTCCGGGGCGCGGTCTTTGAAAGCATTGTGCCGGAAGCAAAGGACATGACAGATGAAGAAGCCACC